TGGTTGTTTATGATTAATCATCATGTCCTATAAATAACTAAAAAACTAGCAACAAATGGCTAAACAAACTATTGGATTAGGTGCTGCAGCAAATGATAGTACGGGGGATACCCTCCGTACTGGTGGTGGTAAAGTCAATGATAACTTTGACGAAATTTACTCAACTATTGGTAATGGTAGCACCCTTCTAATCACAACGGGTAATGCTGCCAGTAATCAAGTTCTAAAATATAATGGAACGACTTTTGTTCCTAGTGATTTCGGACTATTGACTACTGCTCTGGATGTAAATGGTAATAACATCACTTCGTCTAGTAGTGGGAATATTGTGCTAGATCCAGATGGCAATGGTAATGTTAACATTGTCGCTGGCGGGACTACCAGTGTTTTTAATGGTTCTAATGGCACTGTAGATTTTCCCACTAGCATTAGTTACACTAATCAGTATGCTGCTCTTGGTAATGCCCCATCTGTTGCCAGTTATCCTGGATATTTCTTTACTGTAGATGGTGATGACAGACCATATGTAAATATTAATATTACTGCAGGTGGTGTTGGCGACACAAGAGCCGCTCTATTGACTGAGTATTCTGGTATTGATGCTCTTTCTGATGTAGATACGACTTCTACTGCTCCATTAAATAATCAAGTTTTAAAGTGGAGTTCTGCTGAGAGTAAATGGATTCCTGCTGATGACCAGTCTGGATTAACTGAGTTAAATCTCTTCACCACAATTACTGCAGATACTGGAAGTACAACAGCAGATTCCTCTACAGATTCAATAGCAATTGAAGGTGGTTCTAATATTACAACCAGCATCACTGGTGATGTTTTAACAATTGATTTTAGTGGTACTGTAACATCTACATTTGCGGGGTTAACAGATACTGATACAAGTGGACTTACTCAGGGAGATAGTTTATTTTATAATGGAACAAATTGGATTAGAGCAGCAAGTCCTTTAACATGGTGGGAACTTGGTGCTAATGGGTCTACAGACTTTACATTTAGTGGTCCTGGATTCCCAAATACTGCTAATGACCCAACAATCTATGTGTATAGGGGATTCACTTACGCATTTGACAATAGTGCAAACGGTGCTAATCACCCATTTAGGATTCAGGAGACCACTGGTCTTGCTGGTAACCCATACACAGCAGGTCAATCTGGAAATGGAACATCAGTTCTTTATTGGACTGTTCCAATGGATGCTCCAACAACACTTTATTATCAATGCACTATTCATGCTGCCATGAATGGAACAATTATTGTTGTAAGCTGAGGAATAATAATAAATGGCAAGGATCGTTCCTGGGTCTGGCGCAGTTATCAAGCCAATTTTCGACAGATTTTTTGGTGTACGTGCTGTAAGTATTGTTAATCCTGGTAGTGGGTATGATTCTTCAGACCCTCCAAGATTGACAATTACTGGATGTGGCATTCCAGAAGAAGAGGCATTGCTATATCCAATTATTGATGATGATTCAGGTAAAATTATTCACGTCAGAGTTTTAGAAAGGGGACGTGGATATGACCCTTTAAGACTACAAATTATTCCAACAACAGATTCTGCTGGTGTTATTGATTCGTTTGATATTAATAGGATTTGGCAAAATCATCCCAACTCATCCACAACTGGAGAATTTGAGGTTGATGAGGAAGGAAATCTTGTAGATAGACTTAGAATTCGAAGTGATAACGACCCCAAACCAGCAGATATTATTGAAGAGCGACAAGGTGGTCCTGGTTCAATCCTTGATAGAAATTTTGACCAGACCTTTATTTACAGAGGAGGAAAACAGGTTCCTTTTGGTCAAAATAGAACTTTCCAAAAGAATAAAGCACTCGGTATTATGTCTAATGGTGTGCTTTTGCACACTCCAGAGTGGGGTTCGGACGCTGGTGGAGCACCAGTTGGATTTGAACTTGATTCGGTTGAAAATCCTAATGTACAAAAGTCTGATATTTATGATGGGGTAATTGTTAACAATACCTATTACTATCAGTCGTCTAGATTAATTGAGCACTTTAAATTAAAGCATGGACCTTTAGATTGGGGTCTGCATAAAATTTTTGTTTGGAATATCAAAGTAGAATATGACAATATTCTTGTTGACGTATCAAATTTAGATGAAACTTTAGGTTCTATTGAAGTTGGTAGAACTTTAGTCAAAGTTGGTGGTAATGCTGCCTCAGCAGAGATTGTTAAAATTATCAGAAACAATTTCAATCAAATTACTCAACTTTATTTAAGAAATGTCAGTGATACATTTGAAGAGGATGATGAAATCTTAGGGTCAACTGGATTTACATTCACGATTTCAACTGAACCAAGAACTTTCCCCTCTGGTATTTTTTATATTGATTTTGGACCAGAAGCATCGGAATTTGGTCCGTTTATTCCTGGTCAATTCTATTTTGCTCCAGAGAACATTAGAGTAAAGAAAAATTATGTAATCATTTGGAATCAGGATGACATTACAAATCAACCAAATTCACTGTTTCCAAATGGACATCCAATGCAGTTTAGTACCGTACAAGACGGTATTTTAAATGAATCTGGTGGTAACTTGTATTTAAACAGTACTGGAGAATCTAATGCTGTTGGTGCCGACTACGAGAGACCATTAAAACCAATCTTCATTATGAATGAAGATGAAACAAATAGAATTTATTACTATTGTCAATATCACAGACATATGTCTGGATATATTGGGCATGAAGGATATATGATTCTGGATACAACTCCAGATAATGACCCAACTCCAAATGATTATTACATAACCGACTTTTTCAAAGGTGCAGTTACTATTGAACCAGATGACATTCTTAGTCAGTATTCTGGAGAACTTTTTAGGACTTTTGTTACTGATGGTGGTACTGGTACTGGAACTACTGGTGGATTTAATATTGGAAGACACGTTAGGTTTGGTAGTGATGGCGGCAATAGGCACATTAGACTCACTTTAGACCTTAGGAATGTTGTTACTTTAGATATTGAAGTTATTAGAGGAAATAGCTCTAATGGTGGAGAACAACCAGATTTTAATGAAGATTTGAGAATCTTCTTCTCTGGTACGGTTTATGGTTCTAGTTATGTTGCTCGTTATTTTGATAATAGTTTTACGACTTTAAGAACAGTTACTGTAGGTGTTCCTCCTGATGTTAGGAGAGAAAACCAGATTGTTTACATCTACCAAGCAACTAGTAGTGCTTCTGTTTTTGACCACTATGGTGTTAAGTCTGTTACATATGGTGGTGGTGAAGATGATTTCTCTAGACATCCAGACGGTCATTCTAAAATTTTGGGAATGTCTTTCGATGGATACCCCATTTATGGTCCATTTGGATATTTTGGAACAAACGGTGCTGTAGAAAAAGCAACTTCTTCTTACAGATTTAAAGTAGGTGCTGAAATTGATGGCGCTAGACAAGAAGTAATTACACCAGAAACAATTACCTATACAATTACAACTTCTGGTGGCAAGTTTTTATACGATGGAAGTATCCCCAATTTCCTTAATTTAAAGAGGGGTAAAACGTACATTTTCAATCAAGATGATTCGTCTAATGATGGAAATATACTTTTATTATCTGAAGATGATGATGGATGGCATCCAACTCAAGACCTTGGAGACGTTGGAAATCTACAATACTTATATCGTCATCCAGAATTAAAGTTTTATCTCAATGGTTCTGAGGTAACGTATACTCAGTATGTAAGTGGTTTTACTACATCCTCAACTAGAGAACTTAGATTTGAAGTTGCTTCCGATGTTCCTAGAATACTGTATACGTATTCATATGCAAATGCTGAATATGGAATTAGAAGTATCCAAGATGGATACAAGATGGGACATCTGTATCAGGATTACATATATGATGAGACAGTTGGTGACTTGGATGAATTTAATGGTGCTTATGTAACCACACCAGAATATCCAAACGGAACATATGCATACTTTTTAACTGAAGATTCTGAAGGAGTTCCAACCTTCCCATATTGTATCGGACCTCAATTTTTTGGTGGACCTCTATTTGAAGGAGATACTGTTCCAGATTTAATTTCAGAATTCCCATCTGGTGCAGAAGGAGATGTTGTTTTAAATGAAAATGGTGAAGTCTCTTATATTAAGATGACTAAAAATGGCGATGGATATTTTACACCTGCAGAAGCAAGAATTCTGGGTGGACAGGGTTCTGGTGCCACTGCAACTCCAGTTGTTCAAACGGTTACTGGATTAACACTGTTAAATGAGGGTAGAAGTTTTGCTACCCCACCAACTCTTATTTTTGAAGGTGGTGGTGGTCAAGGTGCTCAAGGTGCTGCAGAAATCGATACTTTAGGGAAACTTACTAGAATTGATATTGTTGATGAAGGTGATTTTTATCAAGAACCTCCATATGTTTATATTACTGGAGGCGGTGGTATTGGTGCAAAAGCCGTTGCTAGAGTTGACCAAGGAAAGGTTGTCGGTATTGACGTAACAGAACCTGGAAGTGGTTATGTCAATCCTCCGAATATTATCTTTACAAAATTAGTCAATTTAAAGAGAAGAAATCGAGCAAGACAGGCATTTAACTCTCAAATTCAATATCTTACTGGATTGGTTGCTAATGTCGGTGCTGCAGATGAAACAATTTATGTTGATTCTACAGATGCATTCCCTGGTTCTGGAAATTTCCTATTAAACAATGAAATTGTTGCATATACTGGAAAATCCGTTGGTAGATTTACTGGACTTACTAGAGGAACTAACTTTAACTACGACCAAAGAGTTATTTTAGACACATCACAAGATGTTGCTGGAGTATCTTCGTATAAATTTAACGTTGGTGATAGGGTAATACGAAGAGTTGAGAGTGCCAATAATAAGATTGCAAAAGTTTATGATTGGAATCCAAACACTAGAGAACTATTCGTAACCTTTGAAATTGATGAATTAGCATTCATTGATGCTGGAATTGCTTCTACCGAAGACGCAATCGTTCAATTCGATGCAGGACTTCCTGAAACAGCAGCAGGTGGATTTGCTCCACATACAATTATTAATTCTGAAGGTGATGAAATCGTACTGCTACAAGCAACGGGTATTACCACTTTACAAGATAGAGCATTTGAAGATATTGCTGAAAATGATGGTGCTGGAGATGGAATCCCCGATCTTATTAACACTGGTACTGGATTCGATGGTCAAATTAATCTTGATGGTGGAATCTTCAATTCTTTATATGGTATTGAAGAAACTCAAGGTGGACAGAATACAACACTATTCCAAGTTGGTGATAATATTCTAGACGCTACTCCATATCCAGAGCAAAAATTTGCAACAATCGTTGGTGCTGGTGGATTATCTGAAGGTGTAGAACATGTTGCTCTTGTAACAATCACTTTAGACAAACTTGATGGTAATGGTTCAAATTATGGAGTTAATGAGATTGTAACGGGGGATATATCTGGTGTTAGAGGGACTGTAGTTTCTTGGGACTCTCAGTCTGGTGTTTTAGTTGTTAAAGACGTTGTTCCATATAATACTGGTAATGTTAATGTTGGAGTAAACGGTTTATTGTATGAATTCTCTTCTACTGGAACAGTTGTCGATATTGTTGTACAAGACCTTGGTACAAACTATTCCGCACCTCCAACTGTCACTATTGAAAATATTGGCGATATTCAAGCAACTGCAGTTCCAGTAATGACAACTGCTGGAGACCAGGTTGCATCATTGACTGTTACTAATGGTGGATATGGGTATAAACAAACAGTTAATACTGGAATTCTGAGTCCAACAATTACATTTACTAATGCTCCAAGTGATACAACTGGTTCTGGTGCAGCAGCATATGCAATTCTTGGTGGTGAAAAATTAGCAGGTAATGCAGGTGCTTCCTATAGAATCAAGAGCATCTCGTATCAGACGGTTGTACAAACTTCATAAATAGACAAGTAGAGGAACATTGTATCCATAGCAAATGGCAGCTTTACTTACTGATCAATTCAGAATTTTTTCAGCGAAAAAATTTATCAAATCACTGGAAGGACCCGATGCCAACCAGAGTGATGCCGCTGCTGGAACTTCCAGAGATAGAGTATATCTATTCATTGGAAGACCCCAGTCGTGGGATAACGAGAATTCGCCCCCTCAAGCGGTTGATTCGTTTTCGCAATTTTCTGATTCTTATGATGATATGGTTTCATTGAAGCGAGTACTCGCTTCAGATACTATTCAGGTTGTCCGTAGAATTGACTGGGTTTCTCCAGAACAAACTACTGGTGGACTTGGTTTTACATATGACATGTATCGCCATGACTATTCTCCCAGTAAGACTGCTTCCTCGGGTGCTACTAAACTATATGATTCTGACTTTTATGTTGTAAACTCTCAGTATCAAGTTTATAAGTGCATTTATAACGGCACTTCTCCTTCCGACCCTAACGGGAAACCCTCTACAGTCGAACCCACTGGAACTTCCACATCTATCATTACTACTGGTGATGGTTATCGTTGGAAGTATATGTATACAATTCCTGTTGCTTCGGTCTTGAAGTTTTTCTCTGGCGATTACATGCCAGTTTTTACAAATGATGCGGTAAGAACTAATGCTGTTGCTGGTGAAATCGATACTGTTGTTATCAACGCTGCTGGTTCTGGATACAATAATGGAACTTACGATAACGTCGCCATCAATGGAGACGGAACAGGTGGTAGATTATCAGTTGTTGTAGATGGCGGTAAAATTATTTCTGCTACTGTAACTTCTGGTGGTACTGGGTATACTTTCGGAAAAGTTAGTATTGAAAATATTACTGGTATTGGTACTGGTACTAGTGCTCAGATTGACGTAATTATTCCTCCTCCTGGTGGTCATGGTTCTGACCCAGTTGTTGAGATGGGTGCATATCGAGTTATGATTAATGCTAAACTCTCTTATGATGAGGGTGCGGGAGATTTTCCAATTGACAACGATTATCGTCGTATTGGATTGATTACCAATCCACTAAAGTTTGGTACTGAAGAACTGATTTCTGATTTGACGGTATCTGCTGCAAAAGCAGTTATTTTTGCCCCAACATTCCAGGGAAATTATTCCCCAGATGAAATTATTACACAAACTCGTGTTATTGGTGGACAGAACATCACTGCTCGTGGTCGTGTAATTTCTTGGAATCCAACAACTAAAGTTCTTAAGTACTACCAGAACGCAATTGACGGTATTTTCCCAGAAGTTACTGGTACTCAAAATGAGTTTGATGGTTCTAATGTTATCAGTGGTGCTACTTCTGGTGCTGCTGGACAACCAGACGTTAATTTCCCTGCTGTTCCAAATACATCTTCAAGGACAATTAACAATACTGAATATGATTTGGGTATGAGATTCACCTCTGGATATGCAAAACCAGAGATTAAATCAAACAGCGGTCAGGTTGTTTATATAGATAATAGAAGAGCAATTAGTCGTGCAAACGACCAGGTAGAAGACATCAAAATTGTAATCGAGTTCTAATGGCACAAAATACTAACCTCAACGTCTCCCCTTACTACGACGACTTCGATAAGGATAAGAATTTTTATCGAGTGTTGTTCCGCCCTGGATTTCCTATTCAGGCGAGAGAGCTCACAACGATGCAGAGCATCTTGCAGAATCAGGTAGAGAGTGTAGGTGCTCACCTGTTCAAAGATGGTGCAATGGTCATCCCAGGTCAAGTAGGTTATGACCTGAATGTTGATGCTGTGATGCTTCAAGCAAACTTTTTGGGAGCAAGCGTTGAGGATTATAGAACTCAATTAAATGGTAAGATTATTGAAGGTCTTACATCTGGTATTAAGGCAAAGGTTCTGTATAGTATTTCTGAAAACGAATCTGAGAAGGGTTATATTACATTATATGTTAAATATATTGAGTCTGGTGGCGAACAAAATTCTCAGCAGACATTTACTAATAATGAGCAGTTAGTCACTAATCAGGAGATTACTTTTGGAACGTCTCTGATTGAAGTTGGCTCTCCTTTTGCACAATTGCTTCCTACAGCAGCAATTCAGACTGGTTCTGTTGCTTATGTTCAGCAAGGTGTTTACTTCATTAGAGGATTCTTTGTAGACGTTCCATATCAGTACATCCTCTTAGACCAATACGGAAATACCCCTCAATATAGAATTGGTCTTGATATTCTTGAATCTATTGTTACTCCTGAAGATGACACTTCACTCAATGATAACGCTGCAGGCACATCTAATTATGCTGCTCCTGGTTCTCACAGATTCAAAATCAGTACCCGACTGATTAAAAAACTCCTTACAGATGATGCTGATAAGGACTTTATTGAATTGCTTCGCATCAATGGAACTAGAGTAGAAAATCTTGTTGATAGAAGTGCATATAATGAGATAGAAAGAACAATGGCTACCAGGACTTATGAAGAGTCTGGTGACTACGTTGTTCAAGATTTCCAAATCACTATGAGGGAAAACCTTGATGATGGTTTTAATAATGGTGTATATCAAATAAATGATATCACCAGTGGTGGTGTTACTGCACAGGAAAGACTGTATTCTGTAGAAGTTGGTCCTGGCGGTGCATATGTAAGAGGATATCGTACTAAGACTCTTTCTCCAACATATATTGATTTAGAAAAACCAAGAGATACTGATGCTGCACAAAATGCCATTGTTCCTTTTGAACTTGGTAATTTTAGCATCATTAAAAATATTTGGGGATTCCCTAATTTCTCAGGTACTTCGATTACAAATGCATATCAAACGTTAGAACTGCGTGATGGATTTACAGCAACTCCTGGAAATGCTGCTGGCAGTATTATTGGTTATGCAAGAGTTTCTTCTTGCGAATTTTATTCCGACCCAGACGGAGTATTTGGTAATACTGATGACCAGTATAAATTGAATGTTTTTGATGTTCAAATGTTTACCGTTCTAGAGTTGGACTCTGCGGTTACAATTTCTGCTGGTTCTATTGTTACTGGTAGGTCTTCTGGTGCAACAGGATTAGTTGTTGATGCAGAAGCTTCGGAAACCCATATTCAAGTCTATCAAGTAAGTGGTAGTTTTGAAAGTGGAGAAATGGTTCATGTTGACAATATTAACTTGGATACCGTTGCTAATGTATACAATTACCAGTATTCTGATGTAAGGCAAATTGTAACCAGAGATGAGGGAACTCAAGCAATTGAATTTACCTCTGATGTCGTATTACAGGATGAACAAGTATTACAAGGAATTTCCTTTACCTATAGTGACACTTCTGCAGACATTCTTACGGTAGATACCATTAGTGCAGCTGATGCTAGTAGAGCACAGGGTACATATAAAGTATCTACATTTACTACCGATGGTGAAGGATTTGGTGCGGTATTCTCTATTGTTGTTAATGGTTCTGGTGCAGCAACTGTCACCGTACTTAGAGGAGGATTTAATTATGTAATTGATGAAACCATTACTGTTGCGGATTCCCAACTTGGTAGTGGTGGTGGTGCCTCCTTAACTTTTGATGTTGCATCTGTTGGACATACCATTAATGGTTTGAATTCA